GAAAAGCAACAAGATATATTAGTGGCTCAGTGCCCGCGGCCCCTGGAACAGGATTAACTGGAGGAGCAGAACCAAGATCCATTGGTCAAATGTTTACAGGTACAGAAACTGCAACAGACTTTGGCAAAGTAAAAAAGAATTTTAATATTCCAATCATGAACGTTGAAGCGATGCAAGAAATGTTTGGTATGGGTGTTAACGGTAATAAAAATGCTAGGGCAGGCATGAAAGAAATACTCGGTGAAAAAGTATATAAAGAATTAGAGGATGTTCTTGAATTAGCAGGGACTGTACAACAAACCAGTTTTGGTGATGTTTCTGAATTCGTTAAACGTCGTGGTTTCTTAGGTGGTGCAAATGCAATTACCAATCTTGTAACAGGTGGTATGATTGCTTCCAATCCTTTTGGTAATGTTGGCTTAATGTTAATGACACGTTATGGTATGTCAACTTTAGCTGATCCTGAATTTTTAAAAGGTGTAGCAACATTGATGAACCCTAGTGTTGAAACATTAGCAAAAAGAAATGCACTTATTCAACTAGGTCGTATGCGATGGGATGATGTTAGAGGAGAACAAGTTGATGAATTACCACCAGAATTAATAAAAGATTTTGATGCAGGTAATCCAATGGATGTAATGCAGTATTTACTATTTACACAAGCTGATGCTTCTTTCCCTGGCTCAGAAAGAATGTTTATTGAATCTGATGAAAACGGTATGGCAACAGGTGTTGAAATTACAAAAACAGAAGATCGACCAATGTTTACTAAAGACGGTCAACTGGCAGGAGAATCTTTAGCAACTTCAGAAGTAGCGGCGTCAAGCGCCGAACCTTTCTTTCAAACAAATAAATCAGATCCTTTTTTAAATGTTAACTTTGAAGAAATGAATCAAATAGTTCCAGCAGCAGGAGCTTCTGCACCAATGACACCTGATCAACGAATAGCATTAGCGGGTGGTAACTTAGATCAAGCAATTGCTATGGGAAATAGGAGAGTATAATGTCACAAGGCATAATGAGTTTTCATAAAGGGGGTGGTGTAAAACACACTCACGGAGCATCATCAGGACAAGGAAGTGGCACAGTACAAATTAAACCTCAAACTCAAACTCAAACTCAAACTCAGTCAAATCAATATTATAGTCCAGGATATATAGCTCCAAAAGACAGGCAAGAATACGTAACTAAAGTAATACAAGACGGTATTAAAGATTTAAAAAACATACAAGATAATAAAGAAGCTCTTGTACAACAAGGAGCTATGCCAGCGTATTTAAAACCTGGGCATAAATTTTATGACGATATGACGAAAAAGATTAAAGATATTAATGGAAACACGATTCAAGTTCCAATTCCTTTTGATGAAATGGATGAAGGTCAAAAAAGTATTGCTAAACATTACTACAATCCCACTTACAATGCCTATCAACAACAGTTAAATGATTACATTAATACAAGCCCTATAAATAGAGAGATATATAAACAAGACGGTGGAACTGGAGCTGGTTTTAATCTTTTTATGACTGAATCTGTACCAAACTATATTAAAAATAATTTAGCTTTTGGTCTGTTAGGAAACTTAGGTCCTCAAAATGAATATTTTGCGGGCAAAGGAGTTAAACCAACTCCAAATTATGCACAACTTGTTTCGGAGGCCTTGACTCCACAACAAGCAGGAAATTTAAGTATTACTCAAGAAGAAAGTGACTCAGTACCTAAATTATTAGAAAAAGAAGAGGGTATTTCAAGTAAAGGAGGCGGAAAAGATCTAGGATCAGATAGTATAATAGATATTTTTGATCCAGAACAATCAGCAGCAATGGCTGATGCAGATCCAGAAAAAGCTGCAATGGAGAAAGGATTGCCGTCTGGACCTGGGTTAGAAATTGCTTACAATCCCGAAGCTGATGCACAAAATTTTAACTATATGGGACAAGCATTGAGCGATGAAAACATTGCTAATGAAATAAGTAAAATTCGAAACAAAGCAGGAACAGAGCAGGTAAAAGAAGAATCACCTGTAGCTGGTCAAATAAATTTAGCAGAACCCGTTGCATCACAGGATAATGTTGTTTTGTCTGGCGATCCAAAAGAAATTCTAGACACTAAAGTAGATGAAGACGAAGATGTGGTTATGCCTAGTAATTATGCTGGTGATTATCCTGATCCAAGTTATCTAATGCAAGAGGATTTATATAATCCACTAGATAATCAACCTTACATAAATAAAACTTTTGATGATGATGATGACCCTACAGTTTTAGGAGGTGATGAAAATATTCCTCCTGGCACTGTCTTTAGCCCAAACGTTGTGGGACAAACACCTGTTCTTCCTTTTACGTTTCCTGGGTTAGAACCCACTCAAAATGCTGCTGGTGGTTATTTACAAAACTTTGATGATGGCGGATATGCTAGTATGTCCACATATCAAAAATTAAAAATGATGGCGGATAGTCTTGGAAAATAGTCTTAAAAATATTATTTGGTTCGGTTTAATATTAGTCGCTGCTGGTACAACTTACGGAATGCTGGTACAACGCGTGCAAGCGCTTGAATCAAAATCAACCCAACTAGAAACAATAATATTACAAGACATACCAGAAATAAAAGAACGAGTAATACGACTTGAGATATTACTTGAGCAAGCACTAGCTAAATAATATTTTCTTTGGGTCCTCCCCCATCACTTGACTAGCTAAATCTATTTTACTGTTTAATGCTTTAACAATCTTCTCATCTATAGTATGATCCGCCATTAAATCTACGTATGTCACCTTTGATGTTTGCCCTATTCTATGCGCTCGGTCTTCTGATTGTAATCGTACTTCTAATGAGTAATCGTTAGAGTAATACACAACAGTGTGACTAGAAGTAAGAGTAAGACCATAACCTCCTGTTTTGGGGTTTCCCACAAAAAAACGTAAACTGTCTCCAGGATCCATAAAGCGATCAACAATAGACTGACGGATACTATCTTTGGTATCACCGTAATAAGTTGCCACAGTTTCTTTGCCATATTTTTCTCCTAATGTTCTTTCTATTTCTTGTATATCATAGCGATATACAGCCCAAATAATAACTTTACCATCTGTTTCTTCTAAAACTTCTAATAATTCTTTTATGCGATTACTTTTAATTGGTTTTACTTCTCCGTCATCAGTTTTAACATGACCACATGTTATCTGATGTAAACGTATCATTTGTGTCAAAACAGAGGCAGCCGTCATTACGTTATCTTCAAAAAATGTTATTGCTGCTTTTTTCATCTCGACATATGCTTTCAATTGTTCTGGCGTCATTGACACTGATCTTTTTGTATAAACCTTCTCAGGTAGATCCAGGCAATCACTTTTAAGAACTCGTGTTGAAAAGTTTTTTATTTTTTCCTGTAGTTCATCTAATCGTTGATACCTAACAATATGTTGAAAAGAATGTGTTCCTACACTTCGTTGTACAATAACAGCATACCGTGCACGAAAACTGTAATACGATTGTTGCTCCAACAACCACGGATCAAGGAACTGCACTTGTGAAAACAAATCAAGGGGTGACTTAGTAACAGGAGAACCAGTCATAATACGTCTGTATTTTGCTAACTCTGCTAACTTTAATATGTTCTTTGTTCGTGCAGCAGAATGATTTTTTATTGTCGTAGACTCGTCCACACACATTAAACAATTGTTTCTGGTAAGAAAACTTTTTGCGAAGTCACGACCACGAACCGTGGACAACGCCTCAACATTCATAATGAGAACGGTTAAGTCATCAACGCTCACGGACAACTGACCAAGCTCTTCTTTTTCTTTTTTCTTAGGTGATGCTGACCATACACCAACACGATAATTTATATGATCTGCAAGATGTATGCCTAATTCGTTACGCCAGTTACGTTTTATACCATTCGGTACAACTATCAAAGCAGCGTTTATTTTGCCTTTATCATACAAAATAGCAATATTATCTATGCATACTTTTGTTTTACCCGTACCCATCTCCATGAATAAGGCCCAAACTTCTTTATTCCAACTTTGTTTTAATGCATCTAATTGATGTTGAAACGGCTTCGTTTTAAATCTATAATCCATAATAACTTTCTAAAATTGCAATATAATAGTTGTAAAAAGAAAATACAAGTGTAAAGGAGAACTTAGAAAGTATGAGTGAATTTAATAAAGCAAAAGAACCAGGTAAGCCAACTGTATTTTTAGTACAAGAAAATCCTTACATAAATGTATTAGGAGCGGCTGATTATGGCGATATTGTTGTTTTATTTGAAAGTGGCAGACAAATTATGTTTAGTCCACAACCAGCTATACGTACTTTAAAAAGAAAATTAAAAGATTTTGACGATAATGATTATCTTTTAATGATGGGTGATCCTGCTGCCATGGGTATTTGTTGTTGTATTGCCGCTGAAATGAACAGAGGTAAATTTAACATTTTAAAATGGGATAAAAAACAACAACGTTATTATCCTGTGGCTATAAACTTGAATGAGAAAGGCGAAATAGATGAGCAAGATAAACTTTGAAGAAGATGTTGCTAATATAGATCAAACAGGTCTTGAATCAGTAGCAGAATTATTACGTAAACAATTGCAGATGGAATCTGAGATTGAAGATACAGAAGCACATTTAAAAGATTTAAAAGAAAAACATAGAAAATTATCTGGTGAGGTTATACCAGGTAAAATGCAAGAATTAGGAATGACATCAACCACCATGAACGATGGATCAAAAGTAGATGTGGTAGAGGATATTTACGTTTCAATACCAAGAGATGCTGAGAAATCAAAAGCATGTTATGATTGGTTGGAAGATAACGGGCTTGGAGATATAATTAAAAACCAAGTAGGTATAAGTTTCGGTAAGGGTGAGGGTAATATGGCAACACATTTGCAAGAAACCATCAAAGAGATGGGCCTCATACCTGAAGTAAAAGTTTCAGTGCATCCTTCGACACTGAAAGCCACTATTAAAAAATGGCATCAAGAAGGAAGATCTGTTCCAGACAACACTTTTAGTTTGTTTATCGGACAGAAGACTAAAATAACCAAGAAAAAATAAGGAGTAAATATGGCAAACGCTGTAAAGACTAAAGAAGCAGGAAACGTTGTTGCATTTGATCCTACTATCTTTGAGGCTGACGCTAATCAAGGATTAGGACAATTAGGCATGGATGATCTTGCAATTCCTTTTCTTCGTATTCTGAGTGATACATCACCACAGATTAAGAAGAGAGATCCTCAATACATTGAGGGAGCGGAAAGTGGGATGATCTACAATACGCTTACAAAAGAAATATTTGATGGTGATAAGGGAGTGCAGGTAATACCTTGTTCATATCAACGTCAATATATTGAGTGGCAAGATAGAGGCAAGGGCACTGGTGCTCCTGTTAATATTTATGCAGGTGACAGTGACATACTGTCAAAAACTCAACGAGATGATCAACGTAAAGATAGATTATCAAATGGTAATTATATTGAAGATACGGCAAATCATTTTTGTTTAATTAGAAGTGAAAATGGAGTTTGGTCACAAGCTCTTGTGGCAATGAAAAGCACACAAAGAAAAAAATCAAAAAGATGGAATTCTTTAATGCTTGGGCTCAAATTAAAAGGTGCAAAGGGGTTGTTTACACCACCTTCGTACTCTCACATTTATTCATTAAAAACGATTGCAGAATCGAACGACTTGGGTGAATGGTTTGGTTGGGACATTTCTAGAATTGGACCAATTGAAAATGCTGACTTATACGCACAAGCAAAAGCTTTCTCCGCGTCTGTAGATGCTGGTGAGGTAAAAGTTAAGCATGAAGACGAAAGTGTTGACAACGGAGAAAGAACTCCGTACTAATACACTTGAATCCCAAGAGGGAGCGATTTTTCCTCCAAAAGTAAAGGCTGCTCCCTCTATTACGAATAAAGAAAGATGATTATGGATGCAAAAGAAAAATTTAAATATGTATTTCGAGGATTAAATAGAGCCTTTGGTCAAACTAGAACTGGCGATAAAACAAACGAAAAAAATAAAAAATCATCTTCCTCTTTTGTAATTAAAAGAGAAATAACAGACAACGATTGGAAAGAACATCTTGATGGCGGCATCAATTCAATAGGTATAATTCCTATAAACGAGGATAATTTATGCGCTTGGGGTGCAATAGATATAGATTCTTACGACGGTTTTGATCATAAAAATTTAATTAAGAAATTGTTTGAATCAAAATTACCGTTGGTTGTATGTAGGTCAAAAAGTGGGGGCGCTCATATATTTCTTTTTGTAAAAGATGAAGTGCCTGCAAAAGAAATGCATATGAAATTAAAAGATATATCAATTTTGATTGAACATCCAAAGGCAGAAATTTTTCCAAAACAATTTGAGTTAAACGAAAATGGCGTGGGTAATTTTTTAAATTTGCCATATAACGATCCAAACTTTCCAACAAGATATGCATTTAATGATAAAGGTGAGAGACTTTCTCTCGATCAGTTTTTAGAATACTATGATGAAAAAGTCGTTGATAATCTCGACAAGGTAGTCATACCAGAAACGCATACAGATGAGACATTCAAGATAGATTTTCAACATGGCCCTCCGTGTTTATTAAAACTATGCACAAGCAAATTAGGACCAGGACAAAGAAACGAAGGATTGTTTCAAATAGGAATATATTTGCGTCAACGTTTTCCTGAAGATTTGGAGGCTAAGTTATTGGAATATAACGCTAAATACTGTGAACCTCAATTAAATATAAAAGAATTTCAAACCATATTGAAACAAGTACAAAACGAAAAAAAATATTTTTTTAAATGTAATTTACCTTTGTTTGCTAATGTCTGTAACAAAACAAAATGTAAACAAAAAAAGTTTGGCGTAGGAAATAGTGCGGGAGATGAAATACATAGTTTAACAAAATACGAATGTAAGAATCCTTTTTACGAAGTCACTGTCAACGGTAAACTTATTGAGATACCTAATGAAGTCATGAAACCAAACGGATGGGATACTTTCTCTCACGTCGCAACTTTGCAATGTAATCGAGAACCTCATCCAAAAAACAAATTAGAATGGCATGAAACAAAAAATGAATTACTGCAAGATATGGAAGAAAAAGGGAGAATAGTTTTCTTAGGTTCAGAGAATACAAAAGAGGGAGAACTTCTCCAGCATTTACAAACATTTATTGATAACACAAGAGGTGCTAAATCTAAAAGAGACATTCGTCTTGGTCAAACATACACTGATAATAATTTCTTTATATTTAAAACAGCTTATCTTTACGAATATTTTAATAGAAAAAAATACAATATAGACAAGGGCCTAGCATCAAAAATATTAATAAAAGAATTTAATTGTGAAACCTCGTTAGAAAATACATCTGGAAAAGGTGAAGGAGAAGAAAATAAATCTACACGATGTTTAAAAGTTCCTATTGATATAATGGAAAAGGAATACGAAATTCAAGATCCTGATATTAAAAAGAAAGAAAGAGTGTATTGATGCATAGAAAAATAGTTATTGGTCCTCCTGGAACAGGCAAGACAACATTTTTAAAAAAGAAAGTTCAAGAATTCTTAGATCGCGGCACACCGCCCACGGAAATAGCATATCTTAGCTTTACTGTTAAGGCAGCTGAAGAAATACGTGATAGAATTATGGGTATTGATACGAGCTCTGGAGAAAAGGTTGGTGACAATGTTAAAAAAATGTTTCCATTCTTTTGCACACTTCATTCAATAGCGTACAAACAATTAAGATTACGTCAGGATGATATTATGGATCAAGATGACTATGCTCAGTTATCAAGAGACACGGGTAGAAAATTTGTAAACAAAATGAAAAAAGGAAATGGCGTTGATATAGCAATGCCTACACCTGGTAGTGAATATCAAGATATAATTAATTTAGCTAATTCTAAATATCCTGATGATGAGGATAGAATATCTAAAATATTAAAATACAGAAAAGTTTCTTACGAGGGCGCAAGAGACATGATACGTCAAATGGATAAAGATTTAATAGAATATAAAAAAGAACACAGAAAACTAGAGTATCACGATTATTTTATTAATTTTTTAAAACAAGGAGAAGTTCCTTCTATTCAATATTTACTCATTGATGAAGCTCAAGACTTATCTTTACATCAATGGCAAGTGGTTGATAAAATACAAAAAGAATCTGGTGCAAAAGAAACATATGTTGCTGGTGATGATGACCAAGCTATATTTCGTTGGGCAGGTGCTGACATAGAAAATTTTATTGAAATGGCAAATCAAACGTCTGGTAATGAAATAATACAGTTACAACAGTCTTATCGTATACCTTTAAGGGTGCACACTATTGCCACAAAATTAGCACATAATATTTCACGAAGAGTTCAAAAAGAATATTTACCAAGACAAGAAGACGGTAAAGTAGAAGTTTTAGTTACCAGACCTTTAGGTGAATATCTCAAAGAAGGTGAGTGGTTAATTTTATGTAGAACACACTCCGTTGTACAAGAGGTAATGGACAGTTTAATTCAACTTGGACAAGTATTTAAAGTGTATGGAAAAAATTTTATTCAATATGATTATATAAAAGCAATAAAATGCTGGACAGCTTTATGTAGAGGAGAAGAAGTCATTGGTGCAGATGTTATTATTTTATATAAAAACATGGACAGCACTAGAATAAATAGAGGACACGGTGAGTTTAAGGGAGATGCTGATGAAATGTTTGATATGGAAAAACTATGTCAACACTTTGGTTTAAAAAGACATATAACTTTAGAATTGATAGATGATCTAGGAGATAAGCAAACTATACATAAAGACGTTAAAGAAATTTTATGGTATGTTATGTTGAATGGTAAAAACATTAGAAAGCAAGAGGCTTATTTGAGAAATATTTTAGAATCTGGTTTTAAATTAGATGCTAAACCAAGAATAGAGGTATCTACAATTCATGCATCAAAAGGTGGAGAAAGAGAAAAAGTAATGTTAATCGCAGACATGAGTCTTGGCCCACACAAAGCGATGATGCAGAGTCAAGAAGGAAGAGATGATGAGGCAAGAGTTTTTTATGTTGCAGCAACTAGAGCAAAACAAGAGTTGCACATTGTCAGGCAAACAACAAAACAATATGAATATGAACCTATATTCATGGCAGCAAGAGATAGTGAAAGGTAAACAATATGATTTGTCAAAAGATTTTACAAGAAGCAGAGAAACTTGTTGGTGGTGATCGCCAAGAAGACTATGGTGATAAACTAACTAACCATCAAAACATTGCAAAGTTATGGAGTGCATATCTTGATAAAGAAATTACACCACATGATGTTGCAATATGCATGGCCCTTGTTAAAATTGCCAGATTAAAACACGCGCATAAAAAAGATAGCTATATTGATTTAGCAGCTTATGCCGCAATAGCTGGAGAAATAGATGAAAGAACAACCTAACTGGTTTCCTAAAGTACACCGCATGCCAAGTGAATGGCTTATGCCTGATCACTTTCCAGATTTATCACGATATGATGAAATAGCTATTGACTTAGAAACACGAGATC